ATTGGGTGTACCAAAGATTGCTGGTTCATTTGCTATGAATGCAGCATTAAGGATCTCGATAGTAGCAACACCGCTCTTATCGGTTACAAAGTTCTTGTCGTAAAGTTCATCAGCCAAGATCTGGCGAATATCATAAACGTCTAACGGTGTATACATTACTTAGTACCTCTAAACTTTGTTGGGATAAGTGCTTGATTTTCTGGATTTGGTTTGTTGAAGATATCACGATCAGATTTTTGACCAGGTACTTCACCGCGCATATATGCAACTACGAATGATGCATAGTTAATCATGTCAAGAGCTGAGTCTTCGACTGATTCGTAGTTGACATTACCACCAGCTTCCATAGTTTCAAGAACTGAAACCATACGAAGATATTTTGCATGGATGATATCGAGGATGGAGACTACACCGCGTGGGTAATAGTCAGCTTGTTCAACTCGACTAGCTGCATTATTATAGTCTTGACCTTTTTTCTCTTGGATATCTGCAGCTTCTAACAGAATATTTGCTGATGGTCTTGAGTATGATTTTTGTGCTGTGCTTGAATAATATGTTTTTACTCCGCTTATAGAAGTATCATATCTTGCTGTCATAATATCGTTGTTTTGCATGTTATTTCCTTGACGTTGATAGGTATATTATACCACATTAATTTCTCGCTGTACACTAGATTTCAGCGGTTCTGTAAGCATATTCTAAAGCTCTTTCAGCTTCGGTCTGCAATGGTCGTTTTTGATAACGACGAGATGTGTCTCTATCAAGCTGCCGAATCAACTCAGCAATCTGATTAGAAGTGATTGGGTATTTACGTTTGATTGCATTACATGCTATAGATGTCATGATCTTGTAAATCATTGCATAACGACCAGATCCATCTACATTAGATATAGTGCTATATTCATTCACAAGTTTCTTGTTGACAAATGGGCAATCTCTATATGATGTCCACTCAAAGTCATAGTTAGCTTGGTTCTTTAATAGCTCTTCACGATGGTTGATAACTTTCTTTTGTACTTCTGGTGGTAATCTATCCATAAATGTTGCAACGCCAGATTGTTGTACAACGTACGGATGTTTATTCATTAAAGCAACTGGATCAATAAAAGTACCAGTATTATTAGTGAAGATAAAGTTATTAGCCCCTGGATATATAGCAGGGACATAATACATTCTCGATAAGTCTTTAGTCTGTTCATCTCCGAGATTGTTGAACTCTCTGTTGAGCGCGAACCAGAAGTGCTTGATTGATTCTTTCCGCACACTAGATTTAAGTGGGAATACAAGGCGAAACTTCGGATGATCAATACTGCTACTAGAGGTAGAGTAACACACATAATAATAAGAGTTGCCGTAAAGAGCATGTAATTCATCTTTTAAATTTCCTTTGAATTTATGATCATCGATATCTAATGCTGCCCATCCTGCCCATTCAATAACATTATCATTGGCGCGAGTCTTCCCTTCTGGAAATATAGCAGGAGAAATTAATGGAGAAGCTTTAAGACCTTTCGGTGCTTTGCGTTCTCCACGTTTTAGTTTGTAACCCGGTGTCTCAGCCATCTTATATAGCATGGCTTCGAACTCTTCCCACGTTTCATGATGTATTTGGCGATGCGTCTTATTATCAAATATAGACGAAAACGCTGTCAAAGAATAATTCATTACTTGTAAATCTTATGTAGTAATCCTATGTTGTCTTCATGCGAAGGTGCTGTCCAACCTTCTGGTTTGATAAGATCTGGCAATCCCAATGGATTCGGTCTAGATTCTTTAACACCAACTTTCTTGTTCATGTTTGCTTCTAACACTCTGTCCCAAGCCGTATATGCATCAATTTCGAATGCATCGAGAGTTCCAATAGCAACAACACATAGATCAATGAGTGCATCAACGATTTCGGATGGATCATCTTGAGAGGAGTGTTTTAGTTCATCCAATTCTTCTTGCAAGAAGTTAACTCTAAATTGTAAATATGTGGCAAGTTTATTAGCATCAAATTTTTCTACTACTGGTTTGACACCATACTTTTCATGCATATCGCTTATATCTTTAACCCAATCTTTACTCATAATTACTCCTTAAAATAATATTATACCACACAATTTTCTCGCTGTACATGTTAAGCAAAGAAATCCTCGAGTGATGCTGTTTGTTCTGCTTTCCAACCGATTGCATCAAGGATTAATTTTGCTGGTTCTAAAAATGCTTTCTCGAACTGTTTGTCATTATCAATATACTTATCAAGTTTAAATTCTGGTGGCAATATGTCAACAAAACCGATAACATCTTCTTTCATAGGATTATTAGGATACAAGTAAATGTACTTAATCTTATCACCACCTTTAATAGGTGTGTAAGTCTTCAATCCTTGTTTTTGTAACATGTGATTATACAAGATAGCTGCACGTGAATTTATCGGCGTACCCTTTTTGTAGATCGTGTCACGTGATTGATATTCTTTGACTGAAGAGACTCCACGCGGGAAAGCTTTCTCATGCGCAGGGAGTTGGTCAAATTGAGCTCGATAATTTTGAATAAAAGTCTGAGTCTCAGCTTCCGTACCATTGATGAGCACTTTAAACAACTCTTCAAAAGCCGTGCGACACGTGCCCGGTGTAGACGACTTGATCGCCTCAATGCCCATGATCTTGAGCTTAGGTTTAGCATATCGTACTCCTTCGTTATCTAGTACGTTTAAGATGTATCGTTTCTTAGCAGTCCATATGGCACGATCAGCGATAGCTTCTCGTTTCATGCTAAGACGTTTTTTATAGGCATTCATCTTATCTGCAAGTTCATCGAATGATTTACTTAATACAGACTCTAATGAATCAGAACATAACTTGTCAAGGAAGTCAGTTATCTTTGCTTTGTCACTTATGTTAGTTACCTTAACAACCTCACTAAGATTAACATACACAGAATCAGTATCAATAGCGATGACATAGTCTTTTTCCTTTTGATTTTTTAGGGCTTTGTTGAGATATTCGTTTACTGCTTTCTCAGCCCATCGAATGATCATTTGACCAGACAATGTGATACCTTCTGCAATTTCCATAGTAAAGTAACGGAAGTACTTATTACCAAGTGCACCGTAAAGAGAGTTCAGTAGAATCTTAATAGATGTTTGTTGATTTTCGTATCGAGCAATGTCTCGTTCGATCCTATAGATTTCTTGTTTGTTGGATTTATCAGATGCTTCTAATTCTTTCTTAGCATCAAGCATAAGCTTCTTAATCTTAACACGTTCATCATACATGTCTTCGATGATCTTAGGCATGAAACCTTGCTTTTTATTTGAGAACATCTGACCGCTGCCTGCGATACCGTATTCTGTCTTCTCAGGTTGATATCCTTCGAGGATAGAATCGGGCGATACACGATGATCGTGACGACCCTTTACGATGGTTTCAGGTGACATGTTCCACTGAACAATGATGTTTGGATATAGTGAGTTAACGTCGAACGATGCAACCCAATCATGAACACCACAATGTGGATCTTTAACATAACCACCGTCGTAAGCTTCTTTAATAGATTCTTTGTTTGGTGGTACTACTATATTTTGTGGTAACAGATAACGATAGATTAGACTATCCCAAATAGCAGTTGTACCGAACGTATCGTTATAGTTGACACCAGCTCTGTAAGCCATCGTAAAGCATAATACGATCAAGCCTACTTTATCTTCCATACGATCAACAAGATCTACATCTCGAATATTATAGTCGATGAATTTTTGGTGGTCAGTCATGTACAACGAATGTAGTGTACCATCATATTCTAGTTTACGTTCACCGAGTACTACATTAGCGATATGATCTAGACGATATGTTTCTTGTGGACCAAAAGTATAACCAAACTTTTTAAATAGATCCATCCAATCTAGTTGTGCTACGCCGATGATATCATACATCTGCACTTGCTTTTTCTGCATAGTGACTTGTTTTTCTTCGACTCTACCCCATGGAGATAGCTTCTTAATAGTATCTTCATGAACGATACGAGCTGCACGATTGATGATGTATGGGATATCGAAGTTACGAATGTTCCAACCAGTCACAACATCTGGCATGTGAGAAGGTGTACCCCAGTGGGCGATGAACTTAATTAGTAGTTCATGTTCATCACGACACTTCTCATACTTAACACGATTATCTTTCATGATCGATTTAGACACATCGTAATCACCGAGACCGAACACATAGAAAGTGTTGTCTATATTATTCTTAATAGTGATTGCTGTGATAGGATAATTAGCTTGTTCAGGTTCAGGAAAACCTTCGTCAGAAGCAACCTCGATATCGATAGTGGTGATATTAATTAGTGAAGGATCAAACTTGATTTCATTTGGGAACTTCTCTGCAACGAACTGTGCAATGTAGTTAGTGTTGCCATAGATCTCGAAGTTCGATACATCTCTATATCGTTCGAGAAATTCTTTGGCTTCACGCATGGTTTCGAGACGGACAGGTTCAACTGACTTTCCGTCGAGGGCTTTCCATGCAGTAGATTTTTCTACTGGCACATACAGCGTAGGAGAGAAGGGGATTTTTGTTTGTATTCGTCTACCGTCTTTGTAACCGCGGTAGAGAAGTTGATTGCCGTAGCGAGAAATATTTGTGTAGAATTCCATATAGCCTATTATACCATAACGAGATAAAAAAGTACATACCTTTTAGATCTTATTTTGGCATTACATTGGCTATTTGGATACCACTCCCAAACATTTTGTTGTAGTTGTTTCGCATCTCCACAGAAGGTTCTGCGATGATTACTACTTTATCTTTGCTGATGTTGACTTCAGAACCATCTAAGTAAGGCATAAATGGGATCAATCCTACTCCAAAAGAAGTACCTTGACCTTGTGGAACTAAATGAATTGTTGCAGGATTTTTAACAGTGAATGTATCTGCGGTTTCTGTAACTTCACCAATGATTTCTTGTGCAGTTACTAATTGAAGTACTTTAATCATAAATCACCTTTTTCAATAACGTATTCAACGATTAAGTTTGCCTTATGCACATCATCGACGTGTTGTAGGACAAACTTACCATTATAAAAATTTGTCATAATCAATAAGACATATCCTTTCATCTGACTGGCTTTTATATACCAATCACCTAATCGGACTGTCTCCATTGAAACTAAATGGTTTGTTTTCTCTTTCATACTATTATCTATAAAAGAGATGGGAGGCACTTAGGCCTCCCGCTTTTTACGACTGAGGTTTTTTAGGTGGTATACCGTTAACCCAATCCCAATCGTCGTCTGTCATTGGGATCCAGTTATTCATTTGCATTCTCCATAAGCAGCCATCAACTTCTGAGCTTCCTTATGTTTACCATTTCTGGCGAGATCGGCTGCAGCTTTTGCATAGCCCAAACCTTTAAAGCAAATATAAAGTTTTCTAAAAAAGTTTTTCATTTTATTCACTCTCATTCAAGAGTTCTTTTTTAGATTTCTTTTCACCTTTAACTTCAATCTTACGAATTGGTTGTACGTCAACCATCTTGTCTAAAGCAATCTTTAACATACCATTAATGATCTCAGCCGATTGAACTTCGATCTTGTCAGCTAATGCAAATGTACGGGTGAATGCACGGTTTGCAATACCTTTAAACAAGAATTCTTGGTTATCAGCATCGTCTGTAGTTTTACCAGATACAACAAGCTTGTTGCCTTCTAGTGTAATATCTACGTCAGATTGAGAAAATCCAGCAACTGCAATTTCAATAGTATACTTGTTATCAGATACTTTTTTGATATTGAATGGAGGATAGTTTGGTACGTTTTTTGCTAGCTCTTGACCGAGCTTAGCCATTTCGTCAAATTGCTTGTCGAAACCCACAAAAAATTTGTCAAAATCTTTTGAGGAAACGTTTAAGACATCGAAAGGTTTTTCGAATAATTGTTTTACTAATGCGTTCATAATAGCTCCTATTAAGCGAGTTAAGTTTATTAAAATCTCACCCCAAAATGGGCGTGAGGATGGTAGTTTTTTACATGGTTACTACCACCATGTTCCCATCCCGAGGGGATCAGAATTCTTTTCGTGTGTTACCTATATTATACTTAGGACACAACTCCCATTCATCGCGCTCTTTAAATGACAATACTTTGATCTGTCTTAGAGGAGCCCGATCCTTGGACTGTTCTACGTTATTTATACTCACAAGACCCCAATCCGATAATAGCACCGCAATTGTGTTTCGTCTTTGAATATCGTTTTCTGTAATGGTTGACGGCTTGCCATCCAATACAAATAATTCTTTAAAATGAACGATAAAATATCTACCTTGCTTATGTAATATATGGCAAGATTGATATAATTTTTTATCCTTAC